AGAATCAATTGCGTTTTCAACATATCATTGAACATTTGAGCAAAACGCTTTCTCAAACGACCAACAAACTTGGCAAACTTGAGTTCATCTCTCAGAATTTCTGAAGAACGTCCAAGATTAAATCCACCCTCAGCAGCAATTCTTGATTCGGGAACTCCAAGTGATCTATAGAGTTTCTTTTGAAAATATTCAATATCTGCAAGTTCTCCAAGGTTTTGTCCACCAGGAAGTGTGGTAATTTCTGTACCACGACCACCTTCTCTACGTGGCAACCAGAAGTCTTCCATCATAGACATAAACTTACGGTCATCACGGACTTCACCAGTTTGTGCGTTATAGACCAGTTTATTTCTGTAGCGAGACATAACCTCTTTAAGGTATTGCTCTGCTTTTACCTTGGGAAGATTGCCAACGTCAATATAAAAAATGCGACGCTCAGGTGCTCTAGACAATCTATAGATAACTAAAGAATCCTCAATCATTCTGAGTTGATTCAGTGATTTGATTGCTTTATGTAGATAAGAAAGAACGACGTTTTTATTTCTATCTACCAATCCAGAAGTGCAATGTACAATAGTATCTTTTGCAATTTTGATTGCTTTTTTATTTTGATTATTTGGCCAAATTGGTCCACCTGGATTTTGTGGATTTGGTGTATACAAATAATACTCATCAAACTCAATATTCATGGGAATATTTTCGTTCTGAGATCTCAGATTTACAAGTTGATTCTGACTTTGATTCTTTTTGTCTTCTTTTTCTTTTCTGACGTACTTTAACTTAAGTGGATCGATATATCTCAACTCCTGAATCCCTGCCATAGGATTCTTCATATCGATTACTTTTAAATAATAAACTCTCCCATCAACATACCAATTTCTAAAAATTTCATGGCACTTCTTATCGAAGTCCATAATTTCTTTGATATACCGAAATTCTTCTCTAATTATCTTCTTAATTTTATCACTTGCATTGAGATTTGACAGTTCAATCTCTACTGGAGAATCGTACAAATCACTAACGATTGCTTCATTAACAACATCTTCAATAGCACCATCCACCTCTGGATGAACTGCCATCTCTCTATATCTTTTGATTAAATCGTGTTCTGTTCTATAAACACCTTCAATATCGACATACTGACCATAAAACCCACTGGCAATATAATTGTCAACCCCGTCCTCATTACTTTGAGGAACGGGGGACAACACCGTGGGTGATTTATTCTGATTAGTGTCAATAGAAAAACCAAATAGTCTAGCCATATTATAATTAATTGAGCGTTATTTGACTATTTAGTTAATATTCTCACCGCCAGCATTAGCACCAGTGCCTTTAGTTGCTTCCCACCACTGAACTTGAAGTTCAACAGTAAACTCCTGAATACCCTGAGCATCATATGAAAGTTCAATAGGTGCTACTTGAGTTGGGAATACATCATAGAAGCGATAAGATCTTAACTCAGATCCATCTCTATCCAATTGATATACGTAAGCATCCGATTGATAATCCGCTGGGTTAGTTAATCCAGTATTATCAGATACTCTGTTAATCGTATTCATCCAACGCTCAAATGCGGAGCGGATGGAGAAGTCAGTATCGTTCAGTACTGTTACGGTCCAAGAATCGAATGTTCTATCTCCAGCAATCTTTAAGATTCTTCCTCTGAAAGGAACTTCAATAGGAGAAACGTTAGATGCTGGGAGTTGAGCAGCTTTGACCATAAATCTTGACTTTTCCAGAACAGTAGTATCTGGTTGTGCTAAATTTGGAAAAGTTAAGACAACTTCAAATAGATTGGCGCGAGCGCCACCACCAGTCAGCTTACTTTTGAAGTCAGTAATCTTTCTTAGTGGGGGTGGATTAATTTGATTTTTTGATGCCATTGTTTTGTTCCTCTAAGGTTTTTAATAAAGAGGAAGCGTATCAAACGCTTCCGATTACTTCTTCAAATGCAACACCAGTTCTGGTGGCAACGAAGGTAAGACCGATAAAGTTGATCGACCTTGCTGGTTTAATGAAGATGTCAGCAACAAACTCATTATTGTCAATGACTGCTGCAGTGTTATTTGTTTCATCACAAATAACAACGAAATCAAAGATTCCTCTCTTAGATTGAACATCGCGGAGGAAAGGTTCAATGATGTTTACGAAGTTTGTTCTTGTAATTTCATCATTGAACTCAAAGAGTTGATCTTTTGCAGCAGCAGAGATGGCATCTTCGAGGTAGATGAAGAGACGGCGAACATTAATTCTATCAAATGCCGATGCCTTACCAAATCCAGTCTTATCACCGAAGAGAACAATTCCTGCACCAGGTGAGAAGATTACTGGGTTAATATTTGCAGAATATAGAATATCACGTTGTGCTTTTCCAGGATTGTATGCCAACTTAACTGCATTGAGGATAGTTCCTCTAGATGTTCCAGCAGGTGAGAACCATGGGAACTGTTGAATGTCAGTTCTTACACAAGTTCCTGCAATGTCTCCATTAAGTGGAACGTACCTGAATGTATCGTTGAAACGATCATACATGTACTTATAACCACTATCAAAGATTGCATAAGACGAACTCATTGGTTGATAGAATTCGAGAACTTTTGATGTAGTTTCATCTATTGTGTTGACAACTACAGCACCATTAGCTGCATCATTGAGAAGTGATCCTCTCCAAGGAGAAATAAATGCAATTGCATCTTTTCTGGATGATGCTACATCAATACACTTCTTAGCGACTGCTTGTGCTTCTTCTTTACTTGCATAAGCACCTGAACCCATAAGAACGAAGTCAACTTCATACTCTTCAGTATTTTTGAATATATCAAGTGCAGTAGATACATCACCTACAGAAGCACCAAGTGCTCCAGCCGTTGTCAGATTTGTTTTTCCACCATAATTCTTTCCACCAGCAAGAACACCAGTAGAAACACCAATTCCAGAGAAGACTGCTTGTTCAGCATTTCTATCCCAATTGGCATCAGAATCAAGAACCCAACCATCTAAGTTAATAGATTCAGTTCCTTCTGGTTCAGAACCACCAAATACATATCTTGAATTTGCTTTAAGATACTTTCTCCAATAAGATGGCGAACCTACAGAGAATACTGCATCTTTTGCTTTTGAAAGTGAAATATGCTTCTCAAGAATAGTTCCAGCATTTCCAGTTTCTGCGCCAGTCGCATCAATAACTAATGTATGGAATTCATCAAATCTACCACCTCTGTCATCAACAAATTGCGATGTTCCTGGTCTTGATGCTACAGAATCCCACTCAATTTCAATTCCGTTTGGAAGAGTAATTTTTTGCATAGAATACCAATCGGATTCTAATGACAGTGAAGTTCCACCAGATCCGATTACACTTCCAGTAGTGCTGATAAAGTGAATATCATCTGTAGTCAAGAACTTCAGATTTCCATTTGGAGTATAATCAACATTAGTAAGTGTTCCATTGTCATAATGGCCGAGAACTTTTACTCCAAGATTGCCGTTGGCATAAACCTCGGTTACTACACCCTTCAAATAACCAGTCAGTGTTGTGGTTGTTCCTGCACCAGCAGCTAAACGACCCTCAACTGATTGAGTGATTCCTGCTCCTACTGCCAACGCTGGTCCAACAAATGCAATACCTGCAGTGCTTACACCAGATAGGATTTGGTCTGCTTTTGCATCGACAATTGCAACTACAATATCGTTCGCCCAAGAACCTGGATTCTTTGCGACAAATGATGCACTTGGAATTGTAGATTCATCATAACCTAATGCTTCATAATGGTCTTCACTGTCAATCTTGACAGTTGTTGCGGAACCAACAATAGCATTGTTCAATTTGTCATTATTGGTTCTAATAACTCTTGCTACTCCACCATAAGCAAGATAGGATGATGCTACCATCCAGTGCTCATAGTGTTTGTCTACTGTGTATCCTCTTCCGAAAGTTTCTAAAAGATCATTTTCACTTTCGATCAGTTGTGGTACTCCTACAGGACCTTTTGCAAAAGGTGCCGCCAAAGCTCCTACACCGCCACTAACTGGATCTACTCTACCAACTGTTAGGTCAACCTCTCTTACGACAATACCAGGAGATGCTAAATTTAGAGGCATCTTTTGTTCTCCTACAAGTCATGTATAACTAAAAATATTTATTATTTGCTAGTGTTTCAGTGAGGAAACAGTGCATGAACAACTACCAATCTGGGTAAATGTCCTGACATGGTTTTAGTTTAGACTTTCTAGATTCTTTTACCCTCTTTATAGTACATTCTTTGCACTCATATGAATATGATGATGAGACAGTTGTCTTTCTTCTTATCCTGTAAAAATCTTCTATTAAACTCTTCTTTATACGACAAGTTCTACAAGTTCTATCTTGAAAAAGAATATGTTCTAAATTAAACTGCTCATCAAAGTCCATCAGTAATATTGCCACATATATGATCTATCACCATATTCATCTGTATGCCACCTGTCACCATCTGTATCAACAAAACTACCTTCATCTAATCCATCATCAATAAATCCAAAAGGTGCCATATCCTGATCAATTTGATTTTTTTGTTCTTCATATATTCTCTTACGAACATCATTGTCCGTCATTTCTTTGAAGTAGTCTTGAGCGACTAACCAAGAGAAAATTACAAGGCACATTGCCAAGTCATCGTTGCAACCTTCTTCTGCTTCAAAAGAATTATGTTTTTGGGCAAATGTTGTAAGTTCGGATATAATATCATAGTCTATCGTTAATATCTTATCATCTTCTAAAAGAGTTTTTAAGTTGGAGCATCCCAACTTTTTCACAGCCTGTGTCATTCTCACACCCATCTGCGATTTTTTGCCTGAGAATCCATGCCCAATAACCTGCCCAGCACGACCTCTCATCGCAGCCATCAGCATATTTTCGTATTCAAGATCATAATGTAAGATGTTGGCAACTTGCTCACCAATATCATTAACTTCAATCAGCAACCAAGCGTTGTTGTATCCCTTCGCAGTCTCCAAAATAATATTTGGAAATAGCATTGGTTTGATTTCATTGTTCCTATACTTTGCAACTACCTTGTAAGGAAACTCTGTAATATCGAAAAGAATAAATGCGGAATAGTCATTACCCAATCCACGGGCAACGTCTACCGTCATCATGTAATTATGTTCTGGTTTTGGTTTCTCGTAAATATCTAATCCAGCATTTCTTTGTATTGGATTCTCATATACAAGATTTCTAAGTTTTGCTGGATTGATGAGTGTATTGACCGATCCTAAGAATTCACACTCAAACTCAACCTTAAACTGTGCTTCAGAAGTGTTGGCAATAGTCTGTTCTTTCCACTGATCATCCCTACCAGGAACTTCAGACCAGTGAACATCTGTGGGCACATACTCGTTTTTATTCCTCTCTGCATCGTGCCACATGCGGTAAAAGTGATTCATACCCCTAGGGGTAGAAACGATAATTACCTTTGTGCTCTGTCCAGAAGAAATAGTAGGATAAACAGAGGCAAAGAAGTCATCAGCAATG